GCTGGGTCGCGGCACGGTGGAGAAGTCCTACAACATGCAAAAGGCCATCGACGCCCAGGTGCGTAGCCATCTGGACTCGCTGGCGCTGACCACGGCCCCCATGATGGGCATGGACGCGACCCGGCTGCCCAGGGGGGCGAGGTTCGAGGTCAAGCCTGGCAAGGCGTTCATGGTCAACGGCAACCCGGCTGAGATTCTCTACCCGTTCAAGTTCGGGCAGTCGAGTCCTGAGAACCTGACCACGGCCAAAGAGTTCGAACGGATGCTCTTGCAAGCCACGGGCACGCTGGACTCTCAGGGCATGGTGAGCCAAGTCAACCGCGACGGTGCGGGGCTGTCGATGGCGGTGGCGACCATCATCAAGAAGTACAAGCGCACGCTGGTGAACTTCCAGGAAGACTTCCTGATTCCGTTCATCCAGAAGGCGTCGTTCCGGTATATGCAGTTCGACCCTGAGCGCTATCCGTCGGTGGATATGAAGTTCATCCCGACGGCCACGCTGGGCATCATCGCCCGCGAGTACGAGCAGCAGCAGTTCATTGGCCTCTTGCAGACCCTCGGCCCTAACACGCCGGTGCTGCCGCTGATCCTGAAGGGCATCCTGAACAATTCCAGCCTCACAAACCGCTATGAGCTGATCGCGGCGCTCGATCAGATGAGCCAACCCAATCCCGAGGCGCAGCAACTGGCTCAGGCGCAACAGCAACTGGCGTTGCAAGCGGCGCAGGCTCAGATTGCGGTGCAGACGACGCAGGCCGAGCAGAACCGGGCAGAGGCGCAGAAGCTCCTGACCGAAGCGCAGCTCATGCCGCAGGAGTTGCAGATCAAGGCGGTCAGTTCTGCCACGAAGAATCTGCCTGCTGGAAACGAGGCAAGCGAGTTCGACAAACGCATCAAGATTGCGGAGCTGATGCTCAAAGAAGAGGACATCAAGAATAAGTCCAAGATCGTTGAGATGCAGATGGCTGATAAGGCCAATCAAGCGAGAAAAGATGAAGACTTCTTGAAGAGCATCGTGGGCTGATAATGGATGCGAAAAAGATCCTTCTATCGGGAGCATCTACAGACGCAAAACTGACGGCGTTGGCGCTGCTTCTGAATAAGGAGTGGCCGACACTTGAAAAGAAGGTTCTTGAGGTCAAGAAGCTGCAAGGCCCGCAGGGCGAGCGAGGTCTTCAAGGTGAGCCTGGCCCGAAAGGTGATCGCGGTGCTGATGGGCGCGATGGCAAAGACGGGATAGATGGTAAGGATGGTAAGGACGGCGAAAGCGGGGCCGACGGCATTTCGATTGTCGGCACTAAGATAGACTTTGATGGTTCTTTGATCGTCACATTTTCTGACGGCAGGACAGTCAATGTGGGCGAGGTCGTAGGCGAAAAAGGCGAGCGAGGGCCGCAAGGTGCGGCTGGCGTATCGGGTGCAAACGGAGAAGCGTTTGCCAACCTTGATGGAGGTGCCCCAGATAGTGTCTATGGCGGGATTACGCCGATTGACTGCGGAGGAATTTGATGGCGATTCAAATACAGTTTAGGCGAGGTCTTGCCGCAGATTGGACAAGCATAAACCCTGTTCTTGCCGAAGGTGAGATCGGCATTGAGACGGATACCGGCAAACTCAAAACAGGCGACGGCGTAACTGGCTGGACAGGGCTTCCGTATTTTGGCAACGGTGGGACGGTCACATCTGTTGCGCTATCGGCCCCGACGGGGCTGCAAGTTAGCGGTTCTCCTGTCACCGGCTCTGGCACTCTGGTGCTGTCTTATTCAGCAGGGTATTCGATCCCGCCGAATTCAAGTCAAACCAACTGGGATACGGCATATGGGTGGGGCAACCATGCGACCGCAGGGTATCTGCTTGCCTCTACAGCAGCGTCTACCTATCTGCCTTTGGCGGGCGGGGCGGTAACTGGCGCTACCTCCGTTGACACCTCCAGCACATCGGCTGCGCTGCGGGTAACTCAGCGTGGCTCCGGCAACGCGATACTGGTCGAGGACAGCACGAACCCGGATTCGACTCCGTTTATCGTAGATTCGGCGGGCCGGGTAAAGATCGGCACAACAGCGACCACAACTGAAAAGCTATATGTATCTGGCGCGGCGTATATCACAGACACTTTGGGGCTTCCAGAGAACACGGGTTCAGTTGGTCTTGGTAACGCCCTTTTGACCACCACGACAATTGCTGGTGGCGTTAAGTTCGAGGTTTATGCCGAAGAGATTTATCTTGCTGGTGTTGATTTAGTCGAATCTGCGGCACCGTTCAAGGCCGCTGGGTTGATTGAAAGCACGGCAAACGGTTTTAAGTTTCCAGACGCTACAACTCAGACAACGGCTGGCGTACCTCCTAACGGCACAGGTGCTACTGGCACTTGGAATATTGATGTCACGGGCACCGCCAGCAATGTGACAGGAACTGTTGCGTTCGCCAATGGCGGCTCTGGTCAGACAAGCCAGCAAGCAGCAATGAACGCTTTTGCTGGCGCGGTGACTTCAGGCTCTTACCTTCGTGGCAACGGCACGAATGTCGTGATGTCCACTATCCAGGTGGCCGATGTCCCAACGCTCAACCAGAACACAACTGGCACGGCGGCAAACGTCACCGGTACGGTGGCAATTGCAAACGGTGGCACAGGCGAGACGACTCGCCAAGCTGCAATGGACGCCCTGGCTGGTGCTGTCACCAGCGGGCAATACCTGCGGGGCGATGGCACCGATGTGGTGATGTCGGCCATCCAGGCCGGAGATGTACCGACTCTGAATCAGAACACGACCGGCACGGCTTCGAATGTGACCGGTACTGTGGCAATTGCCAACGGTGGCACGGGCCAGACGACTCAGACAGCGGCCTTTGATGCGCTGTCTCCCTTGACCACCAAGGGCGACCTGATCGCACACAACGGCACGAACGATGTGCGTCTTGCTGTCGGCACCAATGGCTATGTGTTGACTGCTGACTCGACTGCCGCCTCTGGTGTTGCTTGGGCAGCAGCAACTGGCGGGGCCACCGTTGATGATGTCATTGCCTTTAGCGTGGCTCTTGGAGGATAAAAATGCCGAATACTTTTAACAATGCCCAGGCTCAACTGAGCAGCACCAGCGTCACGGATGTATATCAGGCACCAGCAACGGCAGGCAACACGGCGATAGTTCTATCCGTGATGTGCGCCAATGTGAACGGTACGGCATCGGCTGATATTTCAATCATCAAAACGAATAGCTCCAACACGATCCAGAGCTACATATGCTTTACGACTCCGGTGCCAGCGGATACCACGCTAGAGGTCGTGGCAAACAAGATCGTGCTCAAGGCCGGTGAGAAGCTCAGAGCGCAGGCCAGCGCGTCCAACTACATCCATGTGACCATCTCGGCCTTGGAAATCACATGAGCAAGTATCACGCAGTCAGTTCCGGCATGGTGACCCGACAGGCGTTGCCGTCTATCACCCGTCAGCGCGGCACGACTACTGGTTCGGCCAACCTGATGCTGTACGGGGCGGGTAAGACGACTGTCTCCAACAACACGACATTCATTGACAGCAGCGCCAACAACTTCACGGTGACGCGCGTCGGCGACATGGTGCAGTCGGGGTTTAACCCGTTCAGCCAAGCCAGCGCAGGGGCGGGGTACTTTGATGGAACGGGGGACTCTTTAACAGTTCCAGCAGGCTCGGCGTTTGCTTACGGAACGGGAGATTTTACAGTTGAAGGATGGTTTTATTCAACGGCAGCTTTACCTAGTTATGGAGCAATACTATTCTCGCAGAGCGTATTTGGAACAAATTACTTTGTTGTTAGATTAGGGGATGACAACCCTGTTCCTGCAAACAAAATTGCTTTTACCGCAACACTATCTGGTGGGGGAACTGCAATACTTAGCAGTACAACATGGACACAAAACACTTGGAATCATTTTGCTGTATGTAGGGTGTCAGGTACTGTAACAGTATATCTTAATGGTGTTGGTGGAACTCCTACTTCTAACACCACTAATTTAACAAATACTACCTATGTCCCGACTATTGGGCAATACACGCATAATACCACCCAGCCATTCACCGGTTACCTTTCTAGCCTTCGCGTAGTCAAAGGCACCGCCGTCTACACCAGCAACTTCACGCCGCCCACCTCACCGCTGACGGCCATCACCAATACCTCGCTGCTGCTGCTGATGGATAACTACAGCATTGTCAACAGCACATCTACAAACCTGCCGGTGACGATTAACACCGGGGCCAGCATATCTACGGCTCAGTTTCCGACGGGCATGAGTTCGTCGATGCTGTTTAATGGAACAAGCGGGTATGTGTCGATTCCAAATGGTGGCATATTCCAGTTTGGCACCGGCGATTTTACTATTGAATGGTGGCAGTATCAAACAGGGGCCATTCCTTACCCTAGAGTATTTTCCATTGGAACATATCCAACGGCATTTGGAGTAAGTATTGAATCTGGTTTTATATATTACTGGACAAATACATCAACAGCAGTAACAAGAAGCGCTCCAGGGCTATCAAGTACTTGGGCACATATAGCGGTTGCAAGATCAAGCGGTGTCACTAGAATATTTCTAAACGGCACTCAATTGGGTGCAAACATACCTGACACAGCTAACATTAGTAATTCTTCAACCGCATTAGTTGTGGCGGCAGAAACTATACCGTCGGTTAATACATATTTTAGTGGCTACATTTCAAATTTTCGTAGCGTCAAAGGAGCAGCGCTCTACACCAGCAACTTCACGGTGCCATCGGCTCCTCTTCCGCTATCCGTCACCGTCCCCAACTACGTCACCAACAACATCTATGGAGTGAACCAAATACCATGACATGGACAAACACAAACGGTGACACCAGCCCGACCCGGCCTACGAGGGTACGCTTGCCGGACTGCACGACCCGGACGATGGAGGCCGTCACCGACGAGATTCTGGTGGAGTCTGGCTGGGCGTGGGTTGAGCCGGTGGTGGAGCCGGTGGTGGAGCAGGTGGTCACATCGGAAACGGTGGTGGAGCAGGTGACTACTGGTACAGTTTCGACTAGCGAAGAGTAACTATGGAAACCGAAATCGACCCGATCAAGTATGGCGTCCTGTGGGAGCGCGTCCAGACGATGGACAAGAAGATCGACAAGATGGAGCGCCAGCTTGAGGAACTCGTCGCCCTGGCGAACAAGGGCAAAGGCGGCTTCTGGATGGGCATGACCATCGCCTCGATGGCGGGGGGCTTCATCACCTGGGTAGCGGGGCACCTCAAGAGTGGCTGACCATGATCATGATCGACCCTATCGCCGCGCTGGAGGCCGTCAACAAGGCCGTCAAGATGGTCAAGATGGCGAGCAAGACCGCCAGCGATGTGTCCCAGCTCGGCCCGCTGCTGGGCAACTACTTTGACGCCAAGGCTACGGCCACCAAAGCTGCACGCCAGGCTAAAAAGAAGGGCGGCAGCAATCTAGGCGCGGCGATGCAGATCGAGATGGCGCTCAAGGCCCAGGCCGACTTCGAGCGCGAGGTGCAGGGGCTGTTCTTCTCGTCCAACAACATGGACATCTGGCACCAGATCAAGAAGCGCGAAGCCGAGATGAACGCCGAGGACAAGGCAGAGGCTGAGAAAGAGAAACTTGCAGAAATCCAGCGTCAACGAGAGATGCGAGAGTTCCGCGACATTGGCGTCGCGGTGGCTATTGCTGCGGTGCTGCTGGGTGGTGTTGGCTGGCTACTCGTACAGATAATCTCATGAGATGCCACGCAAGCCCGTCGATATCCACCTCATTCTCATCGACGCGATGGAGAAGTGGATCAAGGTCATCTGCTATCTGATCTTTATCAACTACGCCTTCGACTTCATCATCACCTTGCCGCCAGACATTGCTAACCGCATCTTTACCATGATCTTTCAGAAGCTAGGAATATGAAACGACCAGCAACTAACGCCAGCCGATCCGAGCGCGAAGCCTATGTCAAAGCCTGGGCGGCGATCACGATCAGCGTCTTTGCCTTCCTGCTGGCCGTCAATGGCTACTATGGCGGCAGCAACTCCAGCCGGGTGCTGGGCAAGACCATCGAAGCGAACAACCTCTGGGCCTGGTATCAGGCCAAAAACATCCGTTCGGTGATCTACGAAGAGGCTGGAAAGGCCGACAAAGCCGCCAAGCAGCAAGCCGACATGGCCGAGATCAGCGCCAAGGCCAAAGCCGCCGAGGCCGACCGGGACATCGCCAAGGCCCGTAGCCCCTGGTTCTCCTACGCCGGAATGGCGCTCCAACTCGCCATCGTGCTATCTAGCGCCGCCATTTTGGCGGTGATGATGCCCCTCCTCTACGCCAGCGTCGTCGTTGGTGCGGGCGGGGCTGTTCTGCTTCTCAACGCTCTGATCATGTAATGGACCCAAAGCTGCAAAAGTACTACGAGGACAGGTTTGATCTGTTCGCCCACCAGGGCTGGATTGATCTGATGGAGGACATTGACGGGATGCTTGACGCATTAAATAATGTCTCTACCATTGCGGATGAGAAAAGTCTACAATTTCGCAAAGGTGAACTCTCTATCCTGACTTGGCTAAAAACCTTGAAAAAGGTCAGCGAGGATGCATACGAGGATTTGAGTAATGCGAAGAATGTATGAATTTGTCTGCGAATGCGGGCAACGAATCGAGTCACTAGTCGGTTATGAGACGATTGGTGTCGCGTGTAACTGCGGTGGTTTAGCCAGCCGCGTTATCAGCGCTCCGGTGTTTAAGCTGGAAGGGTGGTCTGGCGCTTTTCCGTCCGAATACGGGCGGTTTGAGCGCAAGCACATCGAAAAGCTCAACGCCGAGCGCAAAGCCAACTCATAAGCCACCAGGCCGAGTTGAATCTCCTACAACCATCTTTGGCAGGAACAAAACCTATGCTGATTGACCAAGAACCCGAGCCGCTAGGCGAAATTGAGGCAGTAGAGTCGAAAGCCCAGCTCCCCGAGAAATACAGGGACAAGAGTCTGGACGACATCATTCGGATGCACCAAGAGGCTGAAAAGCTCATTGGCAAGCAGGCCCAGGAAGTGGGCGAAGTCCGAAAGCTGGCCGATGAGCTTATCAAGCAGAACCTCGGGTCGAAGCAACAGCAAGTAAAAGAGGAAGAACCGGAAGTAGACTTCTTTGAAGACCCAAAGAAGGCAGTTCAGGCGACCATTGACAAGCACCCGGATGTACTCGCCGCCCGTCAGGCTGGCATGGAGTTCAAACGGATGCAGATTCAGCAGAAGCTGGCGCAAGAGCATCCCGATTACACGCAAGTGGTCGGCGATTCTGAGTTTCAGAATTGGGTGAAGGGTTCTACCGTTCGCCTGGCGCTCTACGCAAAGGCCGATGCCGAGTTTGACTATGACTCTGCCAATGAACTGCTCTCGACCTTCAAACAGTTGCGAGGCATCAAGGCTAAACAGTCCGAGCAGGCAAGCGATGCCGGTCGGGCCAAGAGCATGAAAGCCGCGCAAGTGGATGTTGGTGGGTCTGGCGAAAGCTCAAAGCGTGTCTACCGCCGTGCCGACCTCATTCGGCTAAAAATGACCGACCCGACCCGCTACGAAGCCTTGTCTGATGAAATCATGACGGCTTACCAAGAGGGACGGGTCAAGTAAGACCCTAAATCTGGAGATTTAACATGGCTACAGCCTTTTCCCCGGCGAATAACGTCACCACCACTTCCGCAGCGAACTTCATCCCCGAAATTTGGTCGGATGAGATCATTGCTGCCTACAAGAAGAACCTCGTCCTGGCGAACGTCGTCAAGAAGATGTCCTTCAAAGGCAAGAAGGGTGATACCGTCAACATCCCCGCACCGCTGCGCGGCACCGCCAACGCCAAAGTTGCGACCGACGCTGTTACCCTGATCGCTGAGAGCGACACCCAAATTCAGGTGTTGATCAACAAGCACTACGAGTACAGCCGCCTGATCGAGGACATCGTTGAGGTGCAAGCCCTGACCAGCCTGCGCTCTTTCTACACGGAAGACGCTGGCTACGCTCTGGCTCGCCGCATCGACACCGATCTGGTGCAACTTGGCCGCGCTTTCAACGGCGCTACCGTGGGCACCGACGATTACGCGACCAGCAACACCACCACCAAAGCCTTCATCGGCTCTGACGGTACGACCGCGTACAACTCGACCAGCTCTAACGCTGCCGCGCTGACCGATGCCGCGATCCGTCGCACCATCCAGCGTCTGGACGACAACGACGTTCCTATGGACGGCCGTTTCTTCCTGATCCCCCCGTCTAGCCGCAACACCCTGATGGGTCTGGCCCGCTACACCGAGCAAGCGTTCATCGGCAACGGCGACGCTATCCGCAACGGTGAAATCGGTCAGCTCTACGGTATGGCCGTGTTCGCTTCGTCCAACGCCGACACCGGCGCTGGCAACACCGGCGCTGACCGTATCTGCCTGATGGGCCACCGCGATGCGATGGTGCTGGTCGAGCAACTGGGTGTGCGTTCGCAGACCCAGTACAAGCAGGAATACCTGGGCACGCTGTTCACCGCTGACACCATCTACGGTGTCAAGGCGCTGCGTACCTCGGCCTCTGCTTCCGCTGCCAACGCCTCCGCTGCGTTTGCCCTGGCTGTTCCGGCCTAATTGCAGTTGCCCCCTCCCCTTCGGGGGAGGGTCTTTTTCATAGGAGATTGATATGGCTACTGCCTCTTCTGTTACTACCCGGCGCGGGAACGACCAGTTTCGTGGTCTGTTCTCTGACACCTGGCTTGTAAAGGCTACGCTGGACGCCGGTTCGCTGGCTGATGGCGCTGGCGAAACCGACGATGTGACCGTCCCCGGCGTCGCTCTTGGCGACATGGTGATCGGCGCTTCTCTGGGTGTTGACCTTGTTGGTCTGACTGTTACTGGCTATGTCAGCGCAGCCAATACCGTCAAGTTCCGCATCCAAAACGAGTCCGGGTCTACTGTCGATCTGGCGTCTAGCACGCTGCGTATCGTTGTGGCCCGTTCGCTGGCCTGATAGCAAGGGGGCTTCGGCCCCCTTGTTCTTGGAGTTCCAAATGGCAACCTATCGATGCCTTCAGAGTGGTAATACGGTGACGTTCACTCTTCAGCACGACATTGATTCCATGCGTGGTCACGCTGGCTATGTTCGGATTGACGAGGAGGAGTCTGCCCCCGAGTTCGACCCTAACAAGCAGCGTGAAGACACGCCTTTTTCCGCGCCAGCTCGGCCTCGAGGCCGTCCTCGCAAAGTAGTCACTATCTAAGGAGACTGATATGCCGATGGTTGGAGAAAAGAAGTTCGCCTACACTCAAAAGGGCAAGAAGCAGGCTAAAGAGTACGCCGCCAAGATGGGTAAGACCATGAAAGCGCCGCCTATGAAAGCCGCACCCATGAAGAAGATGGGGCGCAGCAAATGAAAAAGACCAAGGCTGAGAAGAAGATCAGCAAGGTCATGCGCGAGTACAAGGCTGGAACCTTGCACTCGGGCAAAGGCGGTCCGGTAGTCAAGTCTCAGAAGCAGGCTGTGGCTATCGCCCTGTCGCAAGCAGGAAAGGCCAAGAAGAAATGAAGCCCGGACTCTACGCCAACATCGCCGCCAAGCGCGAGCGCATCAAAGCCGGTTCCGGCGAGAAGATGCGTAAGCCTGGCACCAAGGGCGCTCCTACGGCCAAAGCCTTCAAGCAGTCGGCTAAGACTGCCAAGAAGAAATGAAAACCCCAGCCTGGCAGCGAAAAGAGGGCCAGAACGCTAAAGGCGGCTTGAACGCCAAGGGCAGAGCGTCCTATAATGCCGCTACCGGGGGGAGTCTCAAAGCCCCGGTGAAATCAGGCGACAACCCGCGACGGGCCTCCTTCCTAGCGCGAATGGGCAATATGCCTGGGCCTGAGTACAAGGATGGCGAACCGACTCGCCTCCTGTTGTCCCTCCGAGCCTGGGGCGCATCGTCCAAAGCAGACGCAAAAGCGAAAGCCAAGGCTATCTCGGCGAGGAACAAGAAATGAGGCCCATCTCGGTCGGCGTAAGTTTAACCGCCAATACAACGACGACGTTGTATACGGTGCCGACCGGCTATTACGCTAAGTGCGTGCTTCTTCACGCATCAAACAATGGTTCCTCAAACAAGCACATAAGTTTTAGCTGGTATGACGCAAGCGCGGCTGTGACCATACCAATCACGACTGAATACACACTCTCTGCCAAATCAACGCTTGCCGAGATTGACCTCAATCAATATTTTGTTTTGGAGGAGGGCGATTATGTTACGGCTATTTCCGAGACAGGCTCTACCATTTCCGTGATTGCCACTTTTGAACAGATTGGATTGACGCGGCAATGACCTACCTACAACTCATCAATGATGTGCTGATTCGCTTGCGCGAGACGCAGGTGTCCACGGCCAATGAGACGACCTACTCAACGCTGATCGGCAAGTTCGTCAACGACGCCAAGCGCCAGATTGAGGATGCCTACTCCTGGAACGTGCTGGGCCAGACGCTGACCATCACCACGACCGCAGGCACCTATATCTACTCGATGACCGGCGCAGGCCAGAAGTTTCAGGTCATGGACGCGATCAATGTCACTTCAAATGTGGGATTGAATAATGTGAGCTTCGTCGAGATGAACCGGCTCCAGAACTTCACGACACCGATCTCGGGCATCCCTAACGCATATGCGTTTGACGGCGTAGACGGCAGCGGCGACACCAAGGTCGTGCTATACGCTCGCCCGGACAATGTGTACACGATCCAGTTTTCTCTTACGGTGCCGCAGGCAACGCTCTCGTCTGACAGCACCTCGGTTCTGGTGCCTGATGTGCTGGTGGCGCAAAACGCCTTCGCTCGGGCGCTGGTCGAGCGCGGCGAGGATGGCGGTCTGGCCTCGTCTGAGGCGTATCAGCTCTATCGCTCGATGCTGTCGGACTACATCGCGCTGGAAAGCACCCGCTACCCTGAGAACCAGGAGTTCGTCGCAATATGAGCCAGGCGCTGCAATCAGTCAGCATTTCGGCCCCAGGCTTTTTCGGGCTGAACACGCAGGATTCGCCTCTGGACTTGCAGGCGGGCTTCGCGCTGGTTGCGACCAACTGCATCATCGACCAGTATGGCCGGATCGGCTCGCGCAAGGGCTGGACGAAGGTCAACTCCTCATCGGGAAACTTGGGCGCAAATGATGTTGGCGTGATCCACGAACTGGTGGAGTCTGACGGCACGCTGACGGTCCTCTTCGCAGGCAATAACAAGCTGTTCAAGCTCGACGGGTCAAACGCTGTTGTTGAACTGACCTACGGGGGAGGGGGTACGGCCCCGACGATCACGGCCAGCAACTGGTCGTGCGCCTCGCTTAACGGCATCACCTACTTCTTCCAATCCGGCCACGATCCGCTGATCTATGATCCGGCGGTCAGCACCACGACTTATCGCCGGGTGAGCGAAAAGACCGGCTACACCGGGACGGTGACCAACTCTGACATCGCCCTATCGGCGTTTGGTCGTCTCTGGGTAGCCAGCAGCACCACGAACAAGACGACGGTCTACTTCTCTGACCTGCTGGCCGGTCATGTGTGGAGTACTGGCACCGCCGGGTCGCTTAATGTGGACCGGGTGTGGCCTAACGGATCGGACGAGATCACGGGTCTTGCCGCGCACAACGGCTTCCTGATCATCTTCGGCAAGCGCCAGATTCTGGTGTATCAGAACGCCACCACGCCATCGACCATGAGCCTGAGCGACACGGTGGGCGGCATCGGTTGCATTGCCAGGGACTCGGTGCAGACAACCGGCAAGGATGTGCTGTTCTTGTCCAACTCTGGCGTGCGCTCGTTTGCCAGGACGATTGTGGAGAAGTCAGCGCCGCTGGGCGACTTGTCCAAGAATGTACGCAACGACCTGATCGACGCGCTTGCAAGCGAAACGCTTTCAAATGTGAAGTCGGTCTATTCCGAATATGAGGCGTTCTATTTGCTGACGACGCCCGCTATCGGCCAGGTGTTCTGCTTTGATACGCGCACGCAGTTGCAGGACGGTTCGTTCCGGGCAACGATCTGGGACTCTATTGAACCGACGGCGCTGCTATCTCGGCGTAACGGCAACCTCTTGATCGGCAAGACCGGCTACATCGGCAAATACACCGGCTATCAAGACGATGGCGCCAACTATCGGTTCCAGTACTACACGAACCACGCCGATCTGGGCAATCAGAACATCACCTCGATTCTCAAGAAAATCAAGGCGGTGGTCATTGGCGGGTCGAATCAGTATGTGACGATAAAGTGGGGCTTCGACTTCAGCACCAACTATCTGTCTAGCAACGTGCTGATTCCCGCGCAGGGCATCTCTGAATACGGTATCGCCGAGTACGGTGCAAACGGATCGCCTGTCGCCTACTACTCCAATGGCGTCGCCCTGCAAACGCTGGTAGCGTCTGCGTCGGGTAGTGGCAAGGTCGTGCAGACCGGGTACGAGACGAATATTGACGGGACTGCATTGTCAATTCAGAAGATTGAGATTCAATCTAAAGATGGGAAGATGGCATGAGTAATTACGTTCAGAGCACCAACTTCGCAACGAAGGACTCTCTGTCGCCTGGCGATCCGCTGAAGATCGTCAAGGGCACGGAGATCAACACCGAGTTTGTCAACATCGCTGTTGCGGTGGCGACGAAGGCTGATACGGCTTCGCCTACTTTTACCGGAACGCCGGCGCTTCCGACGGGCACCATAGCCGTTACTCAAAGCGCCGGTAACAACACTACGGCAATTGCCACCACGGCTTTTGTGCAGGCGGCAACCACGGCCCTGGGTTTGGGCACTATGGCTACCCAAAACGCAAGCGCCGTGGCAATCACCGGAGGCACCATTACGGGCACTACAGTTAACAGCAATACGGTGGGTTCTAACTCTGTTGGCGCTCGTACAGTTTCTACTTCAAGCCCAACGGGCGGTTCTGACGGCGACATTTGGTACAAGGTCTAAGCAATGCCCAATGTCTACGTTAAAAACAGCGGCTCATTTTCGGCGGCGAAGGAAATCTTCGTCAAAGACGCTGGTACGTGGAAGACCGTAAAAGAGGTCTGGGTCAAAGACGCCGGTACGTGGAAGAAGTCTTTTCCTGAGTCTTCTGGCACACAAACTTACACGACTGCTGGGACGTTTAACTGGACGGTGCCCAACGGCATCTATTCCGTCACCGTAAGCACAATTGTTGGTGGGGGCGGTGGCTCTGGTGGTGGCGGTTGGACTAACTGCGTGGGCAGCAACGGAGATGCGTTTACCGGCGGGGGCGGGGGTTCTGGCGGTTATCGGACTAGCCAAACCTTGACTACAACTCCGGGTGAAACGCTGACCATCACGGTAGGCGCGGGCGGGACTGCTGGTTTGTACAGATATACCGCTGGTGGTGCTGGGGGCACTTCATCCATCTCTGGGGGTGGCGGCTCTGTCTCTGCTGGTGGTGGTAGCGGGGGCCAGCCTGGGCCAAACTGCGGAACGGGCGCTGGTGGCGCTGGTGGTTCGCCTAGCGGAAGTACAGGACAAAGCTACACAACCTGCGGGAACACCGCGCTTGGTGGCACAAACGGCACCGGGTACGGGTCAGGTGGAAACGCCAGCAATTGCGGCGCTAGTAACGGTGCGGTTGGCTCTGCCGGAGCGGTAATCTTTACTTGGTCATGACCTTCTTTGCCAATACCGACTCTGCCTACGCTCGACTCGCTATTTGTAGGT